ACGTTTTTGTAACGGTAAAACTTTTAAATGTTCTCTACGTGTTTTTAAATTTTCATTCATAATTTTTGATTTTTAAAACGGACAATCATCCGTAAGTTTATCTATTTTGTGATACTTCTCTATGTTGGCTTTATTGGTTAATAACTGAATGTTATCAATATTATAACCTTCCCAATTTCTAATTCCGTCAATCGTACAATTTTTACCTCTCATGCCTTTTGAAACTATGTAACCAGTTTTTTCACACCAGTCACGAAATTCCTGTAACGTTATTTCAAACGATTTTTTACGTCTTAAAGCGTTTCCTTTGAAATTCACATAACGATCATAAACAGGGTCTTTTATTCGTCTGTAGATAGCGTAATGTTTGTGACATAAACCTAGCTTCTTTTGGTTCGGTTTTGATTTACAACCGTAAGCGCAGCAATGTATTTTTTCAATACGTTTTGCCTCTGATATTTTGAAGGCTAATTTTTTCGGCACAAACATGATTTTTAAATTTTAAAAATACCACGTTTGTAAAGTTCGTAAACCAAATCAGCTTCATAAAAAGCATCATCAGCTCCACGGTGTTGTTCTACATATCCAGTTTCGCCAAAGAAGTGTTTATGCGCTTCTTCAAAGTTTGGCCATTTATAACCAGCATATCCGTTACGATTTGGAATTTTGCAAATATCAGTCGACAACTTCATTGGACAAGGTAATTCTTTAGGAAAAACAAAACCTCTGTCTTTCATAAATCCAAAATCAAAAGCATTATTGTAAGCGGTTGCGCCTGCTGGATACTTGTCCAAAATCGCTTGAATTGTAGGTTTTAATTGAATCAACTGTTTTGATTTTTGAATTGCCTCCAATGTTATTGTTGAATTTTTCACAATCCAAGAATCTTCAACCTCTTTTCGTGTTATCGGCCTTTCGTGGCATAATTCATTGAAAAGTGTTCTTTTTGCACCTGTTTCCAAATTCAAGCCTACAATACCAACTTCAATTATTTTTCCACCGCTTTGGAGAAACCCTGTTGTCTCTAAATCTATTACTAAAATTCTGCTCATAACTATTTTTTAATTAAATTTTCTCTAATAAAATTAACCTCGTCTGGATGAAGTTTTTTGTCACATCGAATTAATTCACCGACTATTTTAAATTCAATTTCCCATCCGTTATCACGAAATATGAAGTATGTGTCTTGGAAATCTATTTTTGCTATGTAAACCATTTAGTTTTGTTTTAAGCAAATATAAACATTAAATTTAGATATGCAATATAAATTTATATTTATTTTAAAATCCAAATTACATTTTTAAAAATCTAAATCGTCGTCAAATTCACCTGCTGGTATTTCTTCAAATTGAATTTCTTGTTCTTGCTGTATTCTTAATTTTTCTAATCGTTCCAATTCTAATTTTTCGGCTTTCTTTTCACGAGAAGTAAAAATAGCATTTGCCCATCCTGGTTTATAGCCCCTTTCAGCGGCAAGTTTTTTCAAGTCTTCCAACGTTTCGGTTTTTCCTTGCTCCTTGCGTTTTTCCTTGCGTATCAAAGTTTCGGCTGTGATTTCTTGCAGGTCGCCTTCAATCTGTTTAGGTGTAGTATCACGTTTTTTGTTCACGTGTCCACACATCGGGCAAACTGGAGCAGGTTCGTAAACAGCAAAACATGATTCGCACATGTCAACCCGAATGGCAACTTCTTGGTTTTTCTTGCCACGTTTTTTTGTTTCACCATCCAATGTCCATTCCTGCACATCGTACGGCAAGCCGTGGCGTTCTGTGTTTCCTACGTGGTCCAGAATGAATGCATACGGTTTCTCACTCGCTGCAATAGCTGCCAAACGTCCTTCACGAGTTTCTAAATCAAAACCATCTGCGTAAACCGGACGTAGCACACGACCTCGTTGCTGAAAATTCAATCCCTTGCTTTGCGTTGGTCGTAATTCGATTGCCGTTGTAGCTCTTGGAATATCTGTACCCTCTCCAATAAGGTCACATGATGTTAATCCGTCAACTGATCCGTTAGTTAGCCCGTCAATGAGCTGTTTTCGTAAAACATCGTCAGTATTACCATCAATGGAGTAGAACCGATAGCCAAAATTTCTAAATTCCTGTGCTACGTGTTCGGCATGAGCAACCGAAACACAAAACACTATTGCGGGCGCATTTGGACATAATTTACGATAGTGAGCAACAGCGGAGCCAATAATTTTTGGCTTATCAACTAAATTAGATAAATCATTTTTATTGAAATCCCCCATACTGGTATGTACGTCTGACAAGTCTAGTTTATCAGGAGTTCCAAAAATTCGAGGTCTAACTAAAAATCCTTCATCCATTAGCCATGGCATATTTTGACCTTCAATTAATTCGTCAAACAATCCGCCACATTTACGCCCTAATCCCTGACCGTCTGAACGAATAGGGGTTGCTGTAACTCCAAGTGAATAAGCATTTGGAAAATATTCTATAATTTTTCGCCAACTTCCAGCCGTGGCATGGTGTGCCTCGTCAATTATTATTGTATCCGGTTCCCAATTTACAGCGGTCAAATAATGCAGTCTCTTAATTATCGTCTGTACGCTAGCAACCTGTACATTTGCATTAAAATTAGGCGTGTAAGCGGGGTTAATCATCCCGTGTTCAACGTCGAACCGATTTAAAGCAGCCGATGTTTGACGCAATAGCTCAACACGATGCACAAGTATTAATACTCGTTTTTTTTTAAGCGATGATTGTTGTGCTATGTAAGTGAATATAACAGTTTTGCCGCCACCCGTGGGAAGTACAAGTAAAACCGATTTTATCATATTTCTGAAACATTCACGAACGCCTGCAACACATTTAGTTTGATAGGTTCTGAGTTGTAGCATAGGTTATTTCGATAATGATTTTGGTCTCCAATGCGTTTTTGTTTCTTCGATATTATCTGACAGCCAAAAACAGTTTCTAATGTATGCGGAATGCTTAGCCGTTTCAAGCCAACCATTGCCGTCTACATGATCTTTTACGAAACTCCAATACTCTTCATAAGCAGTTTCGATTTCTTCTAACGTAAACATTACACTTCCTGTTTTTCACTTAATACTTCGATAGCCAAATTTATTTTAGCTAATGTTTTGAAGGCCTTCGGGTCTTCTTTCCAATTTTGTACAGTAGTCTGAGGCACTTTAGCCTCTCTTAGTACATCATAGACATTTAATCCTAGATTTTCGCATTTTTCACGAATAATTTCAATCTGAGTTTTTGCTTCCATTTATATAGTGTTTTAATGTTGTTGCAAATATAAACATTAAATTTAATTAAAAAAGTTTTTTTATTCGAAAAGTTTGTTTTACGTTTGCAGAACATAATCATAAAAATATATCGAAATGAGCGCATTTAAAGAATTTGAAGGGATGACCTTAGAGGGTTCTACTATAGAACAACGTCACGAAATTTACAAATTGTTGTTTGATAAAAAATTGCTTTGTGACCAAGGCGAAAGTTTTGAAGTAGAATTACTTTGCTTAAATAAGATGTCATTTTATTATTTACGTGACTGCGGATTTATTCCGGACCATTTTCCTGACTCACCCGGTACGATAAACATTCCCTTCGAAGAGTTCAAAACTCGCTTATCTCAATTATAATGACTAACGAGCAATACCACTCCGATACGTCCAGTATTTCAAAATCAGGCTTGGATAAAATAGAATCCAGTCCGTTAGATTACTGGTGGCATTATTTACGTCCTGAACGTAAAAAAGACGACCCAACCAAAGCGATGTTATTTGGCACAGCTGTACATTATGCAGTTTTAGAACCAAACGAGTTTCAAAAAACCTATATTCCGATGCCTGCAATTGATAAGCGCACAACTATCGGCAAGGCAGAATTCGCATCATTAACAGCGATGTGCGAGGCTAATAATCAAACGCTTATCGATGTAGCTGATTTCGATACCGTAAGGCGTATTCGTGATGCTATTTTTAAGCATCCAACGGCAAAATTGTTATTTCAAAACGGCTTAGCGGAACAGACTTTTATGTTTCAAGAACCGAATACAGGCGCAAGATGTAAAATTCGTCCTGACTGGCTGGATAATACCAGCGGTTTAGTTGTAGATTTAAAAACAACTGAAGACGCAACACCAAACGGTTTTGGCAAATCAGCATGGGAATACAAATACTATAAACAAGACCCGTTTTACGTTGACGGCTTGGAGGCTTGCGGAAACGACCGTTCTGGTTTTGTTTTCGTGAACATTGAAAAAACAGAACCTTTCAAAATAGGCATTCATTACTTAGACGGTAAAAGCAGACAATTAGGACGTGACGAATATCTACGAAATTGCGAAACCTACGTAAAATGTCTTGAAACTGGTATATGGAAAGGTTATGACGAAAAAATAAGCGAAGTATCATTGCCAGCATGGGCGTTTAACAAGTAGATTATGAAAACACTGAAATATTTTACAGTTTCTGGAGAAATTCACGGTAGCATTGTTATAGCAAAAACAAGACAACAAGCTGAGTTTATTTTTAAAAAACATTATCCTAATGAAGAAATCTGGAGCGTAAACAAAACTCGTTCTTTTGGATTTTAATAAAAAATAATTAAATAATTCTAACGGTGGCGACCAACGCAAAATATTATGGCAGAAATAAACGTAATTGGAAAAGTGAAATTCGTGGGCGAGACAATTGATGTCGGCACGTCTGGATTTCAAAAAAGAGAATTGGTTGTTACTACTGACGAACAGTACCCACAACACATTTTAATTAATTTTATACAAGATAAATGTAACTTGCTTGCTACAACCAAAGTTGGCGATAGTGTAAATGTATCAATTAATTTAAGAGGTCGTGAATGGGTTAATCCACAAGGCGAAACGAAGTATTTTAACGACATACAAGGCTGGAAAATTTCGCACGTTGCGCAAGCACCCGTTCAGCAACAGCCAGCACCATCACAACCAACAATGCCAGCCAATCAAGCTACGAGCAATTTTAGCGAAGAAGAAGCTGATGACCTGCTATTTTAATTTTTAATCAATAAAAAAACTTATCAGATGAATGAATTAACAGTATTAAACGAGTCGCAAGGAGTTTCTGTATTTAACAGTATGGACGCTTTTCAGCAAGCGCAAAGAATGGTTGTGCCTCTTATGCAATCAACAATGGTTCCTGATATTTACCGAGGCAGTGCAGCTAACTGTATGGTCGCAATGGAAATGTCGCACCGTGTAAAAATATCAGTTTTGGAGGTTATGCAGAATATGCAAATTGTCAAAGGAAATGTAGGCTGGAAGTCAGAATATGTAATCAATAAAGTTAATGCTTCTGGATTTTTTGAAGATGCTTTAGAATTTGTTTTTTCCGAGGATAGAGAATCTTGTTATGCGGTTGCTACAAGAAAATCAAACGGAAAGCAATTAAGAGGTACTACCGTTACAATGGTTATGGCTAAAGCCGAAGGCTGGCTAGACAAAAACGGTTCTAAATGGAAAACTATGCCAGAACAAATGCTTATGTATAGAGCAGCAACTTTTTTCTGTCGTGTGTACTGCCCCGAAGTCCTTGCAGGTGTACAAACATCTGATGAAATCATTGACATCGGATATGTTGAGCCTACAAATAATTCGGCTGTAGAAAAAATCAATAATACGGTAGTAAACGAGCCTATTGTTTACGAAACGTTCTCGGAAGTGACAAAAATTGATTCAGAAGCGGTTCCAGAAACTTCTAAAACAGAAATTATTGAAGACGACGACGATTTTTAAAAATAAAAAACCTATATTTACAGTCGATAGGTTTTGGATATTTTTTGATTATGTAATTAAACACGCTTTTGGGCGTGTTTTTTTTATGCATAAAAAAACCGATATTAAATATCGGTTTCTGAAAATTTAAAATCGTTTAGGCGGTTTAGCCAGCCTTTTAAAAATCGTTTTTGTTCAGGATTATTCCTCACGATGTCGTTAAAAAACTTTTTCCTTGCTTCAAAAATAGCTTCAAAAAACGCCTTTTGATTTACTAAATTTATAGCGGTCAAAGTTTGATTTCCTACAATTCCATCAGGTTCGATTTTCAGTATTCTTTGAGGAATAACGATACCCCATTTTCCCGAAGTAAAAACCCAATCAACCAACAAATTAGCTACTGATTGATTTATGATTCTGTTAGCTTGCCAACGATTCCAGTAAATTTTTAAAACAGCTGAAAAATCGTGTTCATCCAACGCTCGAATATCTTTAATATCAATAATACCGTCACCAGTTTTGTCGTATCCAATTTGTCGCCAGGTAGCTAAAGTAATACCCATATTGGTCGCACCTCCTTTGTCTGTCGGATCGTTTACAAATCCAGCTTCCCACTTCGCCACTATAGGCGATAATTTTTCTATTTTTGCCATAATTATTATATTTTTTGAATGCAAAGAACATTTCTATATGGTTGCATATTATTGTGAGCCTGTCCACCTCCAACTAAACTCGTGCGTCCTTGAAAAGCTCTAGTTGATCCACCCGTGTCTATATCTGTTGTTGCAGAACCAGGCATATCAGTAGAAACTCCTCCGTAAACGAAAGCTCCTGTTATATCGTCTGAGATACCATTTAAATGTTGGTGGCTAGGTATTTCTGGAGTAGTCAAAGTGTGAGAAGCCTCACCACCCGTGCCGTTTATAGTATATCCAATACCCTGTCCAACAGCAACTAATCCTGTCATATTTGTAGTTCCATTAGCTCCATTAGCGACAGCCCACCCCGTATAAATACCAACTCCCAATCCACTTGGAAAATTAGTAGAAACAAAAGAAGCATCTTTTCCATTTAGCCATTTTAATTCTCCTACAAAAATTTGGTCTTTTAAATACTTAGTTCTATTTCCAAGCAATCTAGCTTGTTCATTTGAAATACCGCCTGCGCCCGCCTCTACAGAATCTGTAGTTTCTAACTGATAAATACCTGCCTCCCATTGTGATAACTCTGTTAAATTTGCCATACATTAAATTATTAAAATGAAATTGTCCAACTTCCGTTCAAAATAATATCTGAATTTTTATCTATAAGCGCACGTGTTTTACGAGCAAAAAGAGTATTGTCAGTACATAAAATGCCAACTTCACGAATGCCCAAACCGTTGCCCTCAGAAGCTCCCAGTGTCCAAGCAAAACTAACGCTTGAAATTGTTGGATATGTTACAGCTCCAAGAGATTTAGTAAACGCTCCTGTTATTGCTGTGTCGCCCCCTGCCGGTGCAGTTCCGTTTGTTCCAAAAGAGATTTTAGTCAACTGCTTGGTTGCCGAACCAGATCCAAGCAGATTAGTAACTGCTGTACGCCCCCCGTTTACCACCAAATTATTATCGGTGTAAGTCTCTAAAATTTCACCTGTTTTGGCACAAATTTTTTCGAGATAAAAAACACCTTTTATTTGTAATTTTTCCATAGGTTATGCTATATTAATAATTAATGTGTCGTTTGATTCAATGTATTTTTGTGCGCCATCATAATTGTAAGTACCGTTATAGAAAAATGATTTATGACCCAAATCTTCTTCCATTGTAGGCGAATCATAAATTATGTTCAATTCATCAAATAATTGATCTAAAGTGTCAAAGATACCAATTGTATATGAAATTCCTTCGAGATACGAGCGAACATTTTTATATTCACGAATCAGTTTGGCCAAATTTGATTGAGAAACTCCATCCAGTCCAACCGTATCGCCTAATTGGGAATCAATGGAAAATCTAGCCCAATCAATTAATGGATTACCCATGTCTATTCCTTCGTTCAAAATAGCATCTGTGTAGCCACAGATACGCATTGCTTCACGAATAGCGTAAACAGTACCCATGTATCTTTTTAGCTCTATAGCTCGTTTGATTATTTCCCTGCGCTGCGCGTCGTTTGTCGCCACTCCATAACCAACGAATCCCTCTACATCGAATTGACGTGCCAATGTCGGTAATGCCGAAGCCGAAACGCTATCGATTACATAGACCAAAAGGGCTTCTAATTCAATAGAATTCATGCGTGCCGCAACCATAGCATCGAACGCAGCCAAGTGCGGAACGCCTGAAATTGAATCAGCTAAAATATTTTCGTTAGTTTGGCTCATTATCCTACGTTTGTTCCTGTTACGGTCACATTAACACTTGTGATATTTGCAAATTGCGTTTCAGTAATAACCAAATCAGCTGCCGGAACAGTAACATTTGCCTTATAAACACCGTCAATCATACATAACGCTTTTATTTGATCAATCACAACGTCCTGACCTAACAATTTACGCCTCCCATCTCTGAACGCTTCCAAATTAGCTATTACCACTGGTAAAATATCGCTTTGAACAGCTCCATCGTATAAAATTAATCCTACGGTAATTGCTGTATCTACAGCCGTTGGCGAAGTAACTACAACCGTATCGGTTAACGGTCTTATTCTGTCAGCATTCAGAACGGCTTCTACAGCATCCAATATTTCAACTGGTGTAGTTGCTAAATTTGCCATCAATGGGAAAATTTCGACTGTTCCGGGGACTGGATTTGTCACGGCAACATCTATAATCAATGGTGATGTTGATTTGGCCCAAAATTCATACGCCTTGTAACTTCCGGCATTCGAAAATGCGCTTGGAGCCAACTTGATACGGTCCCGTAATTGTTCGTCAATTTCTTCATCTGAACCACCTGCAGTAACATCGGTATTTGATGCAGTTGCCAAATAAGGTTGTGGGTCTAAAATAACCGATACCGTGCCAATGGCGTAATCATTAGATAATTTGCCAGCCGTTTGTGCTATAAAAGTGGCTGAAACTGTATCAATTCCTGTTAATACAGCGGTGTCTTCGACAAGTTCGAAAACCGCCCGCCCATCGGTAGAACTCACACGTAAACCAGCAGGAATAACCACGTCACCGTGACCAGTTACAAGTGTCAACAACAACGTTGTTTGAGCCAAAGCAGCAGGTAAACGAGTTACGCCAACCAAAACACCACGGCTTCTTATTTTATAACAGGCACAGGAATTTATGGAAGTTCTAATTTTGGAACTGGTACATTAACCGGATATATTAATTTCAAAAATAATTTCGTAAAATCCAATGGCCGAATTTTCAGCACTGATGATTCTTTTTTTGGGGATTTAGCTAGCACAAATGGAACTTTAGATATGCGATTTTCTAACGCTTCGCAAGTTGCAACTATAGAATCTTACAATTTTACCACGGCATTAATGAAGCCGTTGGAAATAAAGTCTTTGAACTTTAATGTATCTGCTACTGGGCAGGCATCTATAAGTCCCGCAACTCTATCAGCTCATGCGGTTACTAAATCGCAATTAGATGCCGTGGCAGGTTCTTTCGTAGCATTAACTGGTGATCAGGATATTGACGGAATAAAAAGCATGATTACAGGATTAGGAAGTGTAGTTGATGCAGGATTATTTTTAGACAACAACTCGTCAAGCTTGGACGGCATGATTATCGGTAGGAATGATTCCACAGGAAGACTTTTTAATTGCTTAAATATATCAACAGGAGAGCTTTTTGTCTTGCAAAATCAATCAAACGGAGTAGGTTTGAAGATATCAAGTGGCAATACAGGAACTAATGGGACTAGTTTAATTTTAGAATCTGTGTCTGGTCATGGATCATCGACAATACCTTTATTGGTGACTGAAAATGGAGTAACAAAAGCTAGTTTTTCAGCTACAGGAGATTTGACGGTTTCTTCTGTTATTTCAAATGGTAAAATCAGACTAAAAAACTACACAGTATCTACCTTACCTGCAGGTACACAAGGGGATACAGCTTACGTAACTGATGCATTAACACCCACTTATCTAACGCCTGTAGTGGGTGGAGGCGCAATTGTTACGCCTGTTTTTTTCAACGGAACTACATGGGTGGCGCATTAATATATTAAATTTAACACTTAAAATTAAATAAAAATGAAAGATTTTAAAACAACATTGGCAGGATTTATTCCGGGGGCACTATTAGCGATTGACGCATTAATTGAAGCCTACACGGCTGGGTACTTTGAAGGAAAAACAGGAAAGCAATTGCTTATTTCGATAGCATTGTTTTTAATCGGGTGGTTAGCTCAGGATAGGAAAAAAGATATGCCTAGCGTGCAATCAATAGGCCTCCCAAAACCTAGAGACCCAAAAGCGGAATGAAATTTTTACACAAATCAATCAGTAACCTACCTATAATCATAGTGATTCATTGGTTGATTTGTGCTTTATTTTTTACTAAATCAGAGTTTTATTATAATCATTTTGAATTATTAGATAAAATAGACACTTATGTAGTTTATTTTTCTTTGATGCATTTTATGTTTTTCAGTGAAAAATATTCTAAGGCTAAAAAGATTTTTTCTTCTGCAATATTTCTTAGTATAATTCTCAGATTAGTAAGCGATTTTTTGAACGAGGAAGTATATTATTTCTTATATTACTCTATAGTACTAATGCCTTTAATCGTTTGCGCATGGAGAGCGAAAAAATACTAAATGATGCTAGGTTCGAAAGAATGGAACATCATTTAAAATTACTAAAAGACACCAACACATCTATTTCAAATGATATGAGTCTTATAAAATCATCTTTGGTGGGAAATGAGTTTACTGGAGGAATCGGGGTAATTCATACTATTAAAGATATTAAAGACAGAATGGAAAAGACAGAGGACGAAATAGCTTTATTAAAAGAAAATCTAACATTCAGTAAAAACATAATCAAAACAATTGTAGGTATAATTTCCGCTTATATTGTTTACTTATTAACTAAATAACTATGAAATTAAACAGCACAGGATATAAAGCATTGCATGAGCGTGAAGGATTACGTTTAAAGCCTTATTTAGACACTAAAGGAGTGCCAACTATAGCGATGGGTAACACTTATTATTTAGATGGCAGAAAAGTTTCAATGCAAGACAAAGAATTGACAATTGAAGAGGCTGGAAACTTAGCAAGTGCAACCGCTGATAAATTTGCTTTTCAAGTAAACGCATTGGTTACTTCAAAAGTTAATCAAAATCAATTTAATGCTTTGGTTTCTTTGGCTTATAATATTGGAATTACAGGATTTAGAAACAGCACAGTATTAAGAAAAGTAAATATAAATCCTAATGATAAGGCTATTAAAGAAGCGTTCTTTATGTGGACAAAAAACCCTGAAATTAAATCGTCTGCGTTTAGTTGGTCTGACTTTGGTATAATTGTTTTTGATAAATCCATAATCTTAATTTTTAATTGGTTCTACTAATTCAAATTCTACATTGATACTTGATA